CCCTACGACTGTTAACTTTGGTAAGCATAAAGGCACAGCAATTGCTGAACTTCCTAAAGACTATATTCAATGGCTATTACGTCAAGATGAACTTGATATCTATCTGCGCAAAGCATTAGAAAGTGCTTTTTAATATTTTAAATAAATGATATTTATGAATTATTCATCATATTGTCATTTTTAAGTCTTATCGTTAACCTCATTTATATTTTATTAAAAACAGCACTGTTCAACTCAGAAAATTGAACAGTCTGATTTATTTTTATATTGGGGAAAACAATGGCTGGTTTTTATAGAACCAATTTGGGAAGAGTTGCGCTTCAACAACGCAATATTGCTTTGAATGCTAAACAACGACGTTTACTACTATTAATAGACCATGAAGATTTCCAAAGTTTAAATAGTGAGTTTAAGAAACGTATTGCTCCCCCCGAAATTATTCAACAACTTATTGATTTAGAACTTATCGCTCCTATTTCATCACCAGAGCCATCAGACTATGAAGAAATAACTTTTATAAAATCAGCGATAAATAATGCAGAAGAAAATCGTGAAAAATCTACAAATAGCTCTAAAGGCTTTTCAAATCAACTCGTTGGAGAAATCCTGCTTTCCCAACAAAGTAATTTAGATGAGTCTTGCACCCCATATAATCAGCCAGTAATGCCATCCCAGCCTCTTTCTTTTGAAGAAATACAGCAGTTAATGATGAAAACTCTTAGCAGCTATTGTGGACTAATGACCAAACCACTTGTTCAAAAAATAGAGAAAACTACGACAATACAAGAGCTTAAATCATGTCAAATGCAATGGATTACCAGTTTGCAAGAATCACGTATTCCCGCTCAAGAACTTGCAACAGCTTTACATACAATTAACTACTCAATTCAGTTTCTTTAACAAAGTATATAAAATATTGAACAACTTGCTGTTTAATTAAGCATTAAATCCACTTGGTATGTATTTCGTGCTTTACCTGTCAGTGTTTTTTTCCTATGATGTGCCCCACGCATGCGCTCGTAGCTCAGTTGGATAGAGTACAGGTTTCCGAAACCTGGGGTCGTGGGTTCGATCCCCGCCGGGCGCACCAATTCATTATATAAAATCAACAGCTTATCTATATTTTGGCGTATATTTGGCGTAATGCGCCATTTATCCACAGGTTTTAAGCTATTTTTGCTTCTTCTGAAACTGCCACCACAATTTTTTATAGTAGACTTCATCACGCAAGAAATTAATCTTTAACTCATTGCCGTTGTAGTCGTAAATTTTGGTGACTTCGCCATTCTTGTTGAGCTCAGCTAACACATCTAAATTTCGATCCACTGCTGTATTGCGAATTTTGATTAGCTGACTTGACATTAAATTGCTCTCACACAAATTGAGATGTTTACATTACTATTAATTGTGTGAGCTGTGCAACCAGAGAAGATTAAGCACAGCATTGTGATGATCGATGCAACTTTAGTACGTTTACACATATAAGTTACTTCTTTAAAAAGAGTGCTCGTTCCGCTTGTCTGCGACGAGTTAGTCCATCCAAGACTTTACCTTTAGCTTTATTCCAGACAAGGAATTGATCAGCAGCGCCTTGGCAGTCCCCTTTGTTTAGTCTCTTTAATAAGGTTGAACCTTTAAAAGCACCCGAACCAATGTTATAGGTCAATGATAACAAAGCATCAAATTGATTTTGACTTAACGGTACAGTGACAGATTCATTCACGGTCTTTTCAAATTTGGCTAGGTCATGTTTAAAGTAAGACTTTGCTTGCTCTAGGGTGCAGGTATCGCCCTGCTTAACCTTCACGCCATTTGGGTAAACTGTGGTGCCAATGCCAATGGTCCAGACTCCTACACCATCGTCATAAGCATTAGTTCGTTTTCCTTCAAAACTAGTAATTAGGTCTACACCAACATCACTTGTAGTTTTTCCACCTGGTGCAAGTTTATCGACAACCTTATTTAGATCATCAACTTGTGCCTGAGTAAGTTTGCCACCAGCAATAACACGGGCAGCGTCAAAAAATGGTTTAGTGCTCATCTCTTTCCCCTTTCTTTTTCTCCAGTTCAGAGCTACCGAAGTAAAAACCACATGCTGTTGTCATGGCGCCTGCAATAAAACCTAATGCAGTATTGATCAAATTGCTGTTTTCTCTAGGCATATCAACAAAGAACAAAGCAATAACTAAGACAAACATCAAGCCAACCAATGCAAAAGCAAGATATGCTCTTGTGTTTTCACTATTCATCGTCCTGCTTCCTCTAGTCGTGATACTTTCTCTTTAATTAAAGATTGGTCTTGGTTAAGCTGGATTATTGAAGAACCAACCCAAGCACATAAAGAAAATACGATGCCAGCAAAGATCCCAAGTAATACTCGCAGTACAGATAGTCCACCATCTTGCGAAGCTGTACGGTTTTCTAAATTGGCAACTTTTATATCCAATGCATCGATATCCTTTTTGTTCTGTTCGCTAGTTTCTTTGTGTGCTTCATTAATGAAAGTTAGTCGAGTAACATGGTCTGACAACATGCGAATATCACTTTGAATAGAGTCAATTTTCTTTTCGAATCTCAACCCATAAGATTCATTTTCAGTCATGCCTTCCCCCTAATTTCGGCAATAAAAAAGCACTCTTTCGAGTGCCTTAAATGGTGATACCTTTTGCTTTTAGTCGGTTTTTGCAACGTTGCCCCACTGCTTTCAATTGGTTTAGTGATAAAGCTTTATCGTAGATAATTGCCTCTGCAAATGTGGTTTTTGTTCCACTCTCTACGGCAGCATAGTAAGCATTACCCACAGCAACTTTTTTCAGAGAATCTTCATAATTCGCAGTATATGTGGTTGAAACGAATGAATCGTTTTCACCTTTAAGCACATATAATGTCGCTGTTTTCTTTGTCTTATCCACACTAATAGCTGCAAGAAATGGTGTTGTAAACTGGACTTCTTGATTCGTTTTAACGTTTGCAAAGCCCCCTGTATTATCAGCTTTTTTAGGCTTTAAGTTCATATATATTTTTGGTTTATTGCTATCCTGTGAGTCTGTTCCTGCATATATACCAAAACCACTTTCTGTTGTTGAACTTGAACTAGTTAAGGTTGGCCCTAGCAAATAAAGACCAAGTCCTGTCGTCTGAGCAATATAAACTACTGTTATATTTTGTGTCGCGCCATCATTCAAATCACTAAGCAAAGCGCTGCCTTTAGCATTGGTTAAAGCTACACCTTGATTTGTAAATATTGGTTGTATAGCAGCTCCGACTTGCAGAGTTAACTCTCGCGAATTTACCTTATCTTTTAGTGGTTCACTCTCGTAGAAAGCCCAGTGCGCATATGCATCTTTTTCATATCGTGCTGTTGGCAGAACATCGCTAACATTCTTTACAAAAGGCAAGTCTGTTCGACTTGAAACATATTCGGAGTCTTGAAACAGTAAATTAGGCATCTTTAAATTCCTTTATCTAAATAAGCTGTTAATTCAAAATGTGGGCAAACGTGATAAAGGGGCTTTGCCGCCCCTTCAATTAAAACAGTCTCTTTTGTCGAATCTCGCAAATTACCACTTGCCCCTTCTGTAAGAATCAATCCTGTCCCCTGATAATCCAGACCATAACGAACCGTAACATCACCAGCTGCAGCAGCAGAAAGGCTTATAACAATAGTGTCATTCGAGGCTGTGACTTCTTTTATGGTGAGTTCAGTTGCACCGCTCATGACTTTAAAACCGCTATTAGTTGTTTTAGCCAAAGTAGTCGTATCAATTTGCAATGGCAGAGTGGGAACATCAAATCTGACAATTACAGTGTCGCCTTCAATGTATGCATGTAATGGCTTAATATAGTCGGGCTTTCTTTGCTCATAGATATATTGATCATATGCACGCCCAAAGTAAGCAGACATCCATTTATAACCAACATTGGTTAGATGAACTTGATCTGATGCATATGGAAAGTGATACATAGGCGTAACAAACATGAATTTGTCGGATTCTTGACACAACTCAAGATGAGACATAGCCATATCTTTATGTACAGCGGTGCCATAGCTCATCTGAGCGATCATAAAGCGGATTGGATTATCTTTGCCTGATGCAGATTTAATATCAGCCTCAGCGTCAACTTGGAGCTGACTAAGCATAGGCTTGTAAACAGCCTTAGTTGTTCTTGACCCTACGGCCGCATCATTTGCCCCTTGGACGAAGCTAATTACCTGTGGCGTATAATCTGGATTATTAAGCAACTGTTTTGCTTTATTTACGTGCTCTAGAACTTTGGGATACCAAGACGTGCCTTTTATTAAGTCTGATAGCTTGTAACTGCCATGACCTGCCGTGCTTGAAAAAATAACATGGTCACTTGGCTTTATTCCCCGATTCTTCATCATACTGACAGATGCATAGTTAGCAGATCCTGAACAGCATGTCTCTCCACGATCATGATAGGTTGGACCTTCAATCGAAGGATCTCTAAAGAACTCACGTAATGGAATTACAGATGTAGCTTCTACATCTTTTCGTGGGCCTGAATCAAAAGTCAAATTTGCATAGGGTTGTGAAGTACTCAAAACCGTGGGAGCTGCTGCGCCCATTGTGTAAGACTCTCCATACCAAAGCATATGGTTTACAGAACCAATGTGTTGAGCTTGTTCAAAAACATAATAGTTTTTTGATTGTTGCGGCCCCCCGAATTCTTCACCACAAAAGAATCGATCTGTTAGCTTGTCCCAACCCCATAGTATGCGGCCATCTTTATCTAATTTCCCTGGTATATATCTAGGATCTTCATAAGCCTTTAGTTGTTCAATAACTTCAAAAACGGACTCAAGCAATCCAGCGCCTACAATCCGTTCTTTTTTCTTATCATAATAGAGTAGAGAGCGCCCCAACGCCTCATTAAGAAGACTAATAATATCCGGATCATCAGCTTTCTTAATATCGAAAGCTTGAATAATAATATTAACTAAATTATCAGAATATTTTTTTGCCAAATCTAAAGGACTTAAACCCTCATCAATCCAACTCGTGCCATTCCACAAATAAAGTTTCTTTGTATCGAAAGCATAGGCTGAACTAGGGTTAGTAACTGGAACATATGCAATTAATTCAACTTCTGTTTGGAATGGTCGAAATAATCCATTATCAAAAAATAATCTCAATACTTTTGATAGTGTCGGGAATATTTTACCAAGTCGTGTAACAACATATTCCAGATCAGTGCCATGGAAAAACTTGTCCCAACTATTTGCATCTAAACCAGCGTCCACAAGTTGTTGACGAGTAACGATTTCATCAGCCATTACTTTTCTCCAGCCAATAAAAAAGCCCCTGTTAGGGGGCTTAGATTTCTGTTAATTAATTAAATAAAGTCGTGGTCACGCTCATAGAAACGGTCATCATAATTAGATGCTTTCAGCGTGTTGGTCATTTGAGTTTGCGGTGTAAGTTCTTCAAGCATGAATGCATCTATCTCGGCTTGATCTGCTCTTACCAATGTATAAAGCGTCTTCACATATCGGTCAGGGTCAACTACAAGCGGCTGAACTGGCGGTCTAGACAGAACTAATGAATATTCATCTGGACCAACAGTGCAAGGCACCATGTCAACAGTTGCATTCGCTATTTGCAGATGAACATAGTAATCATGCCCAACTTCAAACTTGCACGGCTGAGAAGTCATAACTGTTAAGCCATCTACACCAGTAACTTCACCGTCTTGGGTATCAACAACTGTGTTGTTTGCTATTAAGATTCGGTCATTACGGATCAATAACTCTGATTCATCTAACACTTCCACTTCACAAGACACATATTTGTACCGAAGCTTATTCCACTCACGCCAAGCACGTGTTTTCGCTTGTTCTTCATTGCGAATACCTGTTGTAGTGATCTTTAATGGATTCTTAGGCGTGACATCTTCCGGAATGGTGTATTTGATGCGGGCATCATCGACATCAGATGTGTATTCAAGCTCTACCCCGTCATAATCTTTCTGCACACCAAATGTATAAGAGCGCTTTTCAGTTAAAGGCACTTTGTTTCGATGATTGAAAAGTAAAACCGAGTTTTCTTGTGGTTGTTCAAACTTGATTCGAGTAAGACTTCCGAATCGGTACGGCTCACAAAAAGCAGCACTTGCGACCATTCCTGCAATTTCTTCAAAGCTTAGATTGTCATCGTCAATGGTGTAATTGAACTCAGACATAATATCCGAGCTGAAGTAATCATTAACTTTGTCAATCTCTGCATTAATTTGTGCAATGTCCACCTCAGCACTTGTTCGGCGACCGATGTACTCGTCCAAAGCAAGGTTAATAAGTGCCTGACCGGCTGAACGTGTCACTTGCAAAGGGCCTGTTCCATCAACTGGAAGCTTCCGATTGACTAGGCAGTTGAGCTTACGTTCTTTAATAGATAAAGCACCATCTGTAGCAACTGTGCGAGAACGCACGACTGTGATATTGCCATAGTCACTAATGCTTGAATCAGTCATCCCATATACCGACTTTATCTTGCATGTATCCTGCGTCTTGCCTGCCTGTGTTGGTGTTGTTCGGCTTAAACGGAATCTGAAAGATCCAGCCGTTGGCAAGTCGATATAAATCGTTTTACCAAACTGAGATTTATTGTTAGCTCGAATCTCTTGATTAATGGTAGTGATTGACCCAACTGGATCACCATTTCCATCAATTGCCTGCAACTCAATAATGACTGTGATCCTTTCTTCCCATACCCCGCCTTTACTGTCTTGATAGAACAGACCATTAGGAAAGAAGAAGTTGAACACTGCTTGAGTTGCCTCAGGCATATCGAAGTTGAACCATCCGACAAACTTAGAACTTACGGCATCAAAGCGGACTAAAACATCCTGCCCTTGTGTACTTTGGTTTGGCAAAGTCAGAAGCTTGTCCCAATCGCTGTTAATAGCTGATGGATTTACTAAAGCAATCGTATCGGCAGTTACGCTATTGATTGTGTAAGTATCATCTAGCGTGATTGAGTTTGAATTTCTGTTTAAAGAAGCACCAGAAGTAATGGTGTAGCTGTTATTTACATACTGCCAGTTAGCATTGACCTTTTCAGGGTTTGATAGAGTAATTTCATAATGGAAACCACCTGAAATAACAGTCTTCGTCACCCCTGAAACTACATATTGCCCAGACAGATCGCGTGTATTTGTTTCTGTAACTGGTGGAGTTCCTGTCGTCGTTTCAATATCAACCAAAGCGCCAGTAAGCAGCAACCCTTTAAATAGATTTGGATTATCAATATTAGTTGAAGATTCGATGATAACCATCTTGTCTTCATTCACCATGATTGATCCTGATAGATTCACATCTTGCACACCATATACTGCACCGCTCAAAGCTATACGGTCATTAGCAGCAAACTTCTGAGTGAAGTCTAAGCCTGTAGATTTAATTAAGTTCGGACTTTGAAACCAGATGCTGCTTGACTCAAGTACTGCACTATTTGGCTGTTCAATGGTTTGGCCATTGATTGAATCTGAGTTACGCACAAACTTTGGTAATTCAATAAAGCCGTCACCAACCTGATAAATAGGTGTGCCAATTATTGAAGTAAATGGGTCATAAACTGAAACTGAAGTACCTGCAATATTAGCAACATCAGTATCACCATCTCGCATATCCAAGATTTGGTAATAACCACGACCTATACACATCAAGCATTCTTCAATCTCGATGCCATCTTTATAAATGGTATAGGTTTGAGCGATTAAATCAGGATATGAACGCAATCTGCCGAAGATATCAGGTATACGGCCGTTAATCCGAGCTTGGTTTGATCGCTGAGCTAATTCGTTGTTTGATGAGCCTGCCTGTTGTGCTTGTGGCTTTGGCATCGTAAGCACTGTATAGAGGCTGTAAACTGCTGTAGCTGCTACAATTGCATAATACAAATATGGCAACCACCAAATAACTGCTCCCTTAACCACTACATAAAACGTGCCCTCCAGAGACTGCAAATAACGAATCTGCTCATCAATTTTTCTAGGATTGCTTGGTGTTACATCACAAGTATCGGCAATATCATTATGATAAATCCGAGCATTCTCAGGCCATATTGAAAACTGTTGATAGATATAAGCTAGAACATCTTCAACTTCTGCCTCAGACCTTCCTTCTTCGCTATAGGGATCAGGAACGATGATGACTTTTTTCAAACTCATTTGTAAAACCTCGTTTCCCGAAAGTTCATGGAAATAATCTCAAGAGGTACGTACTGCACCCCTCGCCCAGTTAAATGCAAAACCTTGTCGCAATAAAAAAGCCCAACATGTGTTGAGCTTCTAGATCCATTTGTGAAAAGGACAATGCAAGGCGAAATCGGCTCAGTTAGCTTTTTAAAACGGCCTTTCCCATTAAGAAATCGATCGAGACGCTTCTTTAAGTCTTTGCCAGTTACTCGCTCCCAAGCTTCACAAAGAAATTCATTGCAAGTGTAGTCTTTGGTCCAGACTCGGTTATGGAGATCATCTAGATTCATCTTTAGCCATCTCCAATGCTTGTTTCAATGTTGGGATTTTCTTATCGTTATGCGTCAGGTCAGCGTTTGCATCACTAAAAATCACATCTAAAGCAATCAAATCCGACATCTCATTTTGATAATCTTTTGTATCAACAAAGATCTTTTCGCCAGATCTAGCACTTTCTTCAAGTTTATGTTTCAACAACCCAAGCTTATCTGCCAACTCGAGATCAAATTGTTGGTTTTTTTGAAGGGGTAACTTTTGTTTTTTCACAGAGCGAATACATATAATTAGTAGCACTAGAATTATAAATATTATGGCAACCATATCAGTTTCCTTATTTAGATCATGCCTCGCAATAATGGGAACCGCTCAAGGTCGTAAATTTCACCAGTTTTTACACTGTTAAGTTCAGGTGCTTGAGCATCGAAAGTACAATTGCCTGAGCCATCTTTAGACATTGAAGCAACTTCTAAAGTCTGTAGAGAAACCATTGGCGCTGTTAAGTCATCATCCTGATAAAGCCGCCATCTCACTGTAGGTCTAACTTTCCAGTTAGTGCCACGACGAGCTGAAACAACCGATTTAATGAGTTCATCCTCAACATCGCCAATAGTAAGGCTTAACTTCTGGTCAAGGTCATTAGTAACTGTAGAGCGCTGAATAGACATTGCTTGATAATCGTATTGAATATCAGGTCCTGCCGACTCATGCTTAACAGTCACACCTTCGGTATCGTTTTTGACGAATCGAAATGGTTCAGTGAAATCAGGGTGAGAAATCTCTACACACTCCAGAGGCACTACACCACTACTTGAGTTGAGGAAGTATGATTTATAGTCAGGCATCTATATTCCCTCCATGGCATTTGGCAGGTCTTCGTTCACCAGCTTTTCAAGAGGATTGACGATGGAAGCTAAGTCCTGATTACCATTACCAGTTTCAACAATGATGTGGTTAAGCTCTGAGTCGACAATTGGTTTAACTCTTAGCTGTGCTGTCACCGTGTAAACTGGCCCTTGCATGCTTGAAAGCTGAAAACTGTCTTCCACAAAGTAACATTCATAAGGTTTAAACTCGGGGCCGTTCACCCGAAGGGATGCATTAAATCTCTGCCCAGGCGTTTCACACCAAACGCTATAGAACGCATCAAGATATTGAAACCCAACATCAAACACTTTCCATTGAACATTTACAGTGTGATATCCGTTTTTTAATCCCCTTCGGTAACGTGGTGCACCGCCTTCAAGTTCTTGGGAAATCACTCCGCTCTTTAAACTTGCAGAGTAGCCTTCTTGTGTTGAGCAATACATTAATGTGTTCATAATTGCCTCATCTTAGCGCTTAGGAGCGACATTAAAGTTTTGTTTCATGGATTTATTGATTCGGCTGTTTGGATTATTTAAGCCAGCCAACATCGTCTGCTCTGCAACATCACTTGCAATCTGTCTAATGCGAACGTCTAAAGTACCGTCACTGTTTTGAGTCACCTCAGCAGTCTGACCGGGTAAATTATAAATATTCACAATAGGCTGATTTGAAGATGTCTTATCAAGGCTTTGCCCTGAGTTAATGGCATTCAATGTATCCACGCCAACTCGCTTAGTAGCAGCAGCATTCAATACATATTCTTGGCCATGAACCACACCAGCAACATCACTACGCCCCATATCGCCTGTGTAGCCGCCAGAAGAGAAGCCTGATATTCCTGCAACACCTTGGGCCATGATTAGTGCAGCATTTACATAACCTGTGGTTTTCATCATTGTAGATAGTGGAATACCTGCCACTGGTCCTAAACCAATTGGAGGTGGAGCAAGTGCTGCTGCTGAAGCAAGGTTTCCGTAGATAATTGCCTGAGCTGCTGCCATGGTTTGCTGGATGAGATACATTGCTTTATAAGCACTTGATTGCTCACCTTGAGCATCCTTAATGATACTCGTCATTGTTCCCCATGTTCCTTGAGCCGCTGAGAGCATGGAGGAGTACATATTTAACTGACTTTGATTTTGATTAAACTGTAAATCATTGTACTTCTGAGCATATTCCTCTTGGATCTTGTACTTGTTTTGCTCATGAAGCAAAACTGCATCTTCAATCCGTTTATTGTATTCGAGCGTGGTAATAACTTTCTGCTCAAGTTGGATTTTGAGCTCATCCCTTTTGTTGATAAGGTTTGTATCATTTTCCGAGAAAGCATTTTTTTCTCCAAATTGCAAAGAAAGGCCTTCCCTTTGATCAAAGGGCGCAGTTAAAAGGTCACGTTGCTGTTTCAGCTCTACAAGTGCTTTCATATTTGCTTGTTCATATGAAGCTAGACGAGCTGCTTTGGTGAGATTTATTAAAGTGAGTTCGTGCTGATACTGCTGATCAAGATATTTAATCGCCTCATCACGCTGATCCTTGCTTAGTTCAATGTCATGAGCCGCATTAAATTTCTTACGGTCAAAACTATCCTTAAGTAATTGTTCCTCGGTCAGATTGAATTGCTTGTAATCATCCAACTTGGTCTTCAAAGCTTGTTGAGCAATAGCAATGTCAGTTTCTGCACGAGAAGTTAACTCAGCCTTAATTTCCTTCGAACGCTCAGGTGTGAAGTTAGCCTTATCAACATCTTCCAATTTCTTGGCAAGATCATTTCTAATCTTGGTGACTTCATTTGCTACATCATTCTCTAATTGAAGGCGCAGCTTAGCCTGATCTTCTGCCATTTTTGTGGCATCTTGCAGAAGCTTATCGAAGTCTTTTGATGAAATGTCGCCAGCTGTATAACCATTAGCACCAGCTACATAACCCTGAAAGTCTTTCCAGTATTGGTTGTTGTATTTGCCAATACCTTTACCTTTCTGCACATTCCCTTCGCCTGCATGGTAAGCACGGACCGCCTTCTCTAAGTCGCCTTTAAATAGCTTTAAAAGATAGGACATGTACTTTCCTGCACCTTCTGCTGATTGAGCTAAGTTTGTTCGGTCTTTTACTCCATATTGCTTAGCTGTTCCAGCAAGGAACTGAAAACCACCAGTTGCACCAGTACTTTTATTTACTTGATCTGTACGACCTGAATTACCTGTCTCAATTGCATGGATTGCAGACAGAGTGCCAGCTGGCAAGTTGTACTTAGATTCAATAGTTGCAAAGCCATACTTAGCTGCATTAGCTTGGATTTTGGCATTCACAGCAAGTACTTTCTGCTGCTTTTCAAGTTCACTGGTATGCTTGCGTTCAGCGGCAGCTATTGCATCTTTTTTGTCCTTAAGATTATCCAGAGCTTTTTGTGCACGCACAATCTGCTCTATTTCTTCATTAGTGACAATTGCGGTTGTGCCCGGTGCTGCAACGGCTTGTTTTGCCTTTTGCAACTCATTAATCTTTTTAATAGTTTCTTCACTATACCCAAGATTCAACAGGGCAAGTTCTTCATTAGAGTTTAGAACTTCAGTGCGTAGACTATCAAAGTAACCTTTCTGCGCTTTTGTTGCCTTTTGAGCTGCACTTTCATTGCCAATTAAGGCTTTTGAATTATTATCAATACCAGCAACTGCTGTCTGAGCTTTACGCCCAGATAACTCAACTTCAATACCAAAAAGCTTCAACGAATCTCTTGTCGTTTTTGCTTCCTTAGCATTCTTTTCAAACTCAGCAGTGTTTTCTTTGATTGCGTTATAAATATCTTTACTAATACGCAACTCATTAAAGCGCTTAACAGCATCATTCATGCTAATAGTGCCATCTCTAGCATCATTAACCACCTGAACAATGTCTTTGTTGCCTTTGTAGAGCTGTGCAATGGCGTTAAGCTGGATATTAATCTTACTGCTAGATTCAGCAAGTGCCTGATTCTGACGTTCAAATGAAGAAGTCATATCATTAATAGCTGAATCTTTTTCCAATCCTTTTAAAGCTAAGAGTTCATCTTTTGCCTTTTTTGCAACTGCTGCTTGTTCTTCCAGTTTCTTGTTAGCCTTATCAGAGTTATCGCGCATTAATAGATAACCAGCTGCCAAGCTTGCCACTGTAATGCCAATGCCAACTGGACCACCAAGAACACCTAAAAGTCTAGAACCTATCCCTACAGTTGCAGCACTCGCAGCCGCCGATCTAGATTGTGCAGCAGCTAAAGCACCCTCTGCTAAAGCTAATTCACGTGTGACTTGCGCTTCAATCTTCTTAAGTTCAGCCATCCTAGTGAGTGTAGCTGTGCGTCCTTTTTCAGTGATTTGCGATTTTAATCGCTGTATTTCCAGAGCTTTCTCAGTCGCTAATGATGTTAATGTTGCTTGAGTATTTGCGACTACTGCTTGAGTACTAATTACTTCTTGTGCTGCCGCTGCTCGGTTTGCTTGGATTGCTGTATATTGTGCAAATGTTTGTGCTGCTAACTCTTTAGTCTTTGCTGCAACTGCAACACCTGAAGCATAAATTGCTGGAATATATGTCCCCAACCAATATGCTCCACCAACCATCATTGCTGAGGTTAAAACGTCTAGGTTGCTAGCTAGAGTCTGAATAGAGCCAGCCAAAACTTGAGCAGCACCAGACCCTTTCCCTGCCTCACCTACAAATTTGGTAATTTCATTACTTAGTACAGTTAATGACTGTCCAATAGTAATGTCTGTCTTAGAGAATAATTCATCAACTGAAGCTTTAGCATTTGTTAGAGCTTTGACTAGGACAGCACTGGTAATTTTACCTTCTTGAGCCATTGATCTAAGTTCACCAATGTTCACCCCAAGACCATTAGCAATAGCTTTTAAAAGTCCCGGTGCTTGTTCGGCAACAGAGTTGAATTCTTCTCCTCTAAACACACCTGAAGCCAAGGCTTGCCCAAACTGAACAAGAGCAGCATCCGCCGAAGCTGCACTAGCACCACTAATTGCAACTGCTTTAGATACAGTGTCTGTAAGTTCTGCTGTTTTTGCCATGCTAATGTTAAGTGTTTTAGAATTATCCTGAAATCTTTGGTAGACCTGAATAACACTATCCCAAGCTGAACGAGTATTTTGTGCAATACGGAATGTGTCTTCAGTTGCCTTATTAAGCTCGATTTGACTATTAGTAACCAACTTAAGACGGTTTTGAAGACCAGTGTAGGCATCCATTTTGCTGATGGCAGCACTAACAGTAACTAAGCCAGCCATATAACCAGCAAGTGCCCGTGTTGATACAGAAAGGTTATCCATTGATTTTGTTGCAAAGTCACCTTTACGTTCAATGCTATCTAATTCATTGCCTAGATTACGCGCATTACGCTCTGCATTTTTAGCATCAATTACAATGACGAGACGTGATTCTTGTGCCATCTTACTTTCCTCTAGGCAATAAAAAACCCGCAATAAGCGGGTTCCTGTGGTTTAGCATTGAATATATTTAATTCATAATCTGCTTAGTCTTTAGGATGTCTTCAATATTTAATATTTATTGAACTAAATTAAAATTTCTCAAAACTTTGTATTTAATATTCTGGTTATTGGCATCTAGAATTTCTAAAAGAGCACCCTTATAGCCGATTTGTTTAGATTCACTTAAATCATATTCAACGTCGTTGTTAAAGGCTGGTCTAGCTAGATTTCCTGAAAATTCACGATAACCAACATTAATTTTGTTTCCTATTTTTCCACTGTAAATCAGTGTTTGCTGAAATGTATTATCGCGGAGTGATGTAACTTTCTTAACTTTAAACTCAGCATCTTTTGAACAAGAACTTGCATTAAAGATTGTAACTGTACACAGTTTATTTTCCTTTGAAACCATTAGCACCTGAACAGGATCAGCAAAAAAGCTTTTACCGACCAATGCGCCCGTCTTAGTTATTGGTGAAAAGAAGTCGCCTTTCTCATTACTTCCTGTCTTTGCATACTGCCCTGCTGGTAAGCTGTATAGATTAACTTTTATTGGATTAGCAATATCCAAAACATCATCTTCACTAGCATTGCCTTGATACAGCATTTGCTCCCCAACACCAACTGTAACCACTTCCCCAATATTAGGACGGCTTGTCATCTCTGTAATTTTCGAAGTGGCATTATATGAAGGTGCTACACAGCCAGTGAGCATTACAGATACAAATGTACCAAATATGATTTTTTTCATGAAATTACCCAACATTATTTATGAGAGTAATTTAACAACTGGTTAATAAGGAAGCAATAAAAAACCGCTATCTCTAGCGGTTCTTATTTCCTACTTGCCTTCTTATGCGCCTCATCCAAAAACAAGTTATCCAGTGTAAAAATACAGTCATTAAAGATGAATCTTTCAACTGGTAAGTCGTATTGCTCTACGTAAGAATTGATCGCAGCTATATCTATTGCCAGAGGAACACCCTGCTCGTATCGTCTAGACCGAGCAATAGTGTTATAGGCTGAAAGAATAGCATTTGCAGTATAGGAATATTCAGGAGGCTCAGGCAGTTTTACACCGAGCGCGTCTCTTTGCTTTTTTTCGTGGTCCGTGAGCCCCGCGAACTTGTTGGCGTAGTTGTAGAGGGTTGTGACTTTCCCACAACTTCATCCTTATATGCATCAGCTTCTTTCTGCATCTTTTCAGATTCTTTGCGAATAAAGGACCAGATCGAAATACCTAAATCACCCATGTTAAGTAGCTTTGTGGCATTCTCAGTATTGTAAGGCGGTTCGGTTTTTACTTGCTCATCATCAGCATTCACTTCTACGAATACCACCCCTTTCCAGTCTTCAATGAGATGACATGCAGCAGCTTCCAGTAAAAGCTCATGATAAAGTTTATCTTCTTTAGATGCTAATGCCACATCAAAGCCTTTGGAAGTAATTTGATTGTTTACCCGTTCCAATGCGACTTGGTATGGCTTATAGCTAATTCCACGAATCTTGAACTCAGCTAAAACTTTGCCTTCTGCATCTTTATATTCGCGCCACAAACTGACGTCTTTATTTCTTTGAATATTGACTTCAAGAGCCATTTTATTTCTCCAAAAATAAGGCAGCAATTAAGCTGCCAAATCAGAATTAAGGCGTTACAGGTGCAATCACACGGGTAATGATTGGTGAAACACGGATGTGGTTGTAATTGATGTCGATTGTGATCGTATCTTCACCACCACCATCGGGATGATTGGCTTCTGCCACTTCTAACTTAGGGAATTCAAAGGCATAACCATTGCCGTCTTTGTCTTCGATTGAGAAGTTAATAGGCATCGTGTCACGTGTTTTTATGAAGTCGATATAACCAGCAGATTGGGCCGAGAACATGTATTGAGTGTTCAGAGTAATGTCTACAATCTTTTCGAGATAAGTCGTTGCTGTAAGCTTTTGTGAGCCAATACAGCGAATCGCTTCCATGTTGTTGTTAATTGTGAGCTCAAGCGATTGCATACAAGCAGTACCAACCACCGTTTCACCATTTACAGTCAGATCACCAACGTTCAACGCAGATACAAGTACAGTTTCAGGTACTGGAAGAGGATTCACTACAGGACTGGTAGTTGTGCGTTCAAACACTGTTCCCATCAAGCCAAATGTTGCAGTGATTTTCCCAGTGGTAGCAATCGACATCGTGAATTCATTGATTCGAACACCACGATAAATAAAGACTTGGTTGATATCGGAATAGACTTTAACGAAGGTAAAAGTTTTACGAACATCACCACCAAAGTTTAGTACGTCACTGGTCCAGTTGTTTAGCGCTACACCAGACAAAAAGTCATCAAACAGGCCAATAGATAGCTCAACTTCTAATGAACCAGTGATTTCTGCTTCAGTGGCCATACCGCCTTGACGGAAACGTGTATCTGCAACACTTGTAGAGGTTTCCGTTGTAACATTTTCGGTTAAACCATCTGTAACACGACGAACGGTTTTCCATACGGGCGTTGTTGGCAATACTTCAGGTGTTTGTTCCTCTGCATAATAGAGGCGGATTTTTGCACCACTCGACATGGCTTACTCCTTAATTTTCGGGCATTAAAAAGCCCTCGAATTGAGGGCGTTGGATATTTAAATTATTAGCAATGTCCGCGTTGCCTTGCTCCGTCATGCTTTGGTTCCCATCGAAAAGCATCTGCAATGCGTCCAGTTGGGCCACCATCAAGCAGATCACCATCAGCAATCATTGCGGCTTGCAAGCGTTCATATTGGTCAAGTGTTTCTATTAAGTTGAATAGCGGCCTATGAGTCATGATGATTTTGCAGTGTGGGAACGCTTGCTTAATTTGCTCATACTTATCTTCAAAGTTATGCATATTTGCTTTTGAAGCAGCCTGAACAACAAACTTAACTTCATCACAGATAAAATCTACTTCTTCATCTGAATCATTGGCTAAACGGCAAGCAAAAATAAGATAAGCATCAAAATTCAATAGATCCATCATCAAACTCCAAGCTCTAACACACCGAGATTCTGATTTAGCCAATTAAGGCGCTTCTGCTCATTTACTTTCTTTTCTCGCTTACGTTGGTGCATGCCTAAACTAAAATATGTCGCTTTTTCTTTAGAAACTTTGTCAGCCATATCGATTTGATTAAGTTCATCGAAGGCTTTCTGCCTAGCACTCAACTTCCCAGACCAATGATTCCAAAGGACATCATCACACTGTTCTTGATATTTAATTACGGTTTCTTTTAATTCAGGCTTAACCTTGTTTGGTTCAACGGAATAAAGCCAAGCTGGTAACTTTCGTAAAGGCAGCATTACCACTTCACGTGTTTGGCTGTCACCAAAAAGCTGAATGGTCATTTTGACCATGCAGGTTTTAAATTTATTAGTGATCTTTCGATACTGGCTTTTCCAATCCAACCCCATGCCTTCTACAATTGGCTTCATTGGCACATATGGTTGATTGTTGTATTCAATAATTGATAGCTTGGCGTCCTGAAATGGAACAACCATTTGCTGATAAGTGTTTTCAATTTGTGGTTTGGCATTCATTGATATGCTCCGACTACCCATAAGTAAAAATCACTGGCAAGAAGATGCAATGAGTAGTCGAATGACCATCTTCCTTTCGAACCGTCGCCCTAGCCAGTGTTCGCCTGAAATTCAGGCATAAAAAAACCTGCCGCTAAGGACAGGTTCGTTTAAAAGTATTTTTGGTTTGTTGTGTGATTAAGGCTTGTAATCCAGATCCACAGAAACACCTGTTACTGTATTTTGCTTTGGACCACCTAGACTGTGATTGCTTGCAAGTCGGATATTCACATCAGAGATGCAAACCTTATTTTCTTTTTGCCATTTTTGAAGTTCGGCACCCATCATGTTGTGAAGGTGTCGTTCAAGTTCTTGGCGTTTAATTTCAATTTCTTCTAATGTCAGCATGCAAGACATATCAATTCACCCTATATCCAATGGTCACATTATATTGAACAAAGTCGGTGTTATTCCCTAAGTTCTGCACTTGTCCTTGTAGTATTTCTAATTGACCGACTGAGAAATATTCAAAGTGAGCTAGCCAAGCATCTGCAAGCTGTGTGATTACCACTTCATGAGTGTTTAACCGCGCCATACAGTTAATTGAAATTATTCCAGTTCTTCTTGTGCAAGGGTCGTCACCAATAGCTGCGATTAATGATTGTCCCCACAAAATATTTATTTCACACCAAAGGCCATCAGTTGGAACTATAAAATCTTTGTTTGGATACTTAATCCGAGTTTGAACTATTCCAGTGAATGCCATTGCTCTAGTAATTATGGCTTGTCGCGCTTGATCTAGTGTCATTGCCATTTTTAACCACCGTATTTTTGAGCAATATAGTTAAAGGTTGTAGAATAAACACCTTGTGGCGCTTGTTTAGAGTAGCCGCCTGTTGTTTTAGGCGTGGAAGGCTTATCCGTGAAGTTCCCGTACTCAATCTTAGTACCGTAAGGACTATTGGTCTGAATGTAGACAGTAGAGTAAGGAACTAATCGAGATAAAGCGCTTGTGCCCTTGCTGATTGTTGAAGCCCCGCCTTTGTCCTTTTCAGCTTCACTATATGATTGGTCAGTCTGGTTAATACTAACTCTGTGTGACGCTCTAAATGCACCTGTATCAACTGGACTTTGAAGAACTACTCCACCCAATGCATCAATCACAATATCTTTTTGTCTTTTGGTTAGATCGGCTTCAACAGTTTTAATGAAGGCACTCGGTTTGCTGCTCCATCCCATTAAAGATTACCTCCACCTTTCCAAAAAGAATCTCAAATGCAGGTTCATTGCCGACTGTCACAACGTGACCATCCAGCGTAGTTTTGTGGCGAATTAAATACCCTTTGTTCGTGTCCGCAAAGATCACAAAACTGCATTCCTCACCATCTATCATGACTTTCTTTGGTAAATTGTCCTTGCGCACTTCAACGTGATAAACACCGTCCTCATTAATGGCCTGTGTAATCAAGTTTCCGTCATCTAAATTTATCATTACACTTTCCTCAACTGTGCTACCCATGTTGCATCCGCGGGATCCTTACCATAATTCACTATGCGATAGTTGCCGCCATTAATAACCCATACGTCATTAACATCTGGCTCTACTAAAGTTCCATCACTTGAGACCACTTCATTTTGCAGTAGCACGGCTTTAGAGTCTGTGGCGCGGTAATCTATAGGCTTCACCAAATCTTTCAAATATGAGCCAAATAGTACTCCTCGTCCGCTATATAAAAACTCATCGTACACATCGACACCTGTAGCTGGATTAGAGCCAACCAATATCTTGCGAGTGCATGTAAAGGAATTTACAGCGTCTGCCAGTTCATCTTCCGCATCGAAGGCTGTAGCAAGTTCGGTTTGTATCTCATTCCGCATTCCCATGACCTACTCCGTAATGACATAAGTGTTAATGTGATACCTCTCGCTCAAGAATGGTTCTAGAAGGTCAAGAATGAATTGCATGTCACCGCTAACCGACTCTTCTTTGCCAGCAACATACGTCTTACTTACTGACGTTCCTGATTGAGCAGATACCGTTTTAGAAGCAACAACGCCTTCTTTAGTTGTATATAGTTGACCTGCTGATGCAAGCTTTGCTAGATAAGCGCCTGCTGTAAGAATGGAGTCAGGCACTTCACCTTCAGGATAATCTGGTAAATTCTTAGCATTAAGCCACGCATTTGCCTGCACTACAGCTTTAACTGGATCGCCAGTTCCCCACCAATCAGCCCCTAGCTTTTGAGTCACACTTTCGACTGTCACATAGTTCATAGCTTAATCCTAAAAATCTAATTAAGAAGGACGGCCCGAAAGCCGCCCTGCTTTAGTTAAGCACCACCGTTAAGCGGAGCTTCTGGCACTGGAACTGCCACTTCTGGATCGGTGATACCGTAATCACCTGCTGTTTTCGCAGGATCAAACATCGTACCCGCTGCTAATGTGTCTGTTGCATCATCAGCATATCGGCGGTCTGTTGGGTATTGATATTTGTAGTCTGGTTGCTTCTCAGCCATGACTGCTCTCCTTAAAGGTTAGTAATTAAGAAACGAATTGAAGTGTCTTCAACTGACGAAACAAGATCCCAGTTTTCAGCTTTCTGTAAGTCTGCCCAAGAAGCACTTAATGACTCGCGCTCAGTACCGCCAGCTAAAGTGTCTTTAGGAGCGATGAAGCTAAATCCTTGCGGATGAATCAGCATATTGCGACGAGTCCAAAGGATTTCATGACCAGCACCATTACCTGTTGATTGTGTTTCTTCAACAGCTAAATCTTTACGACCTGGCACAGAGTCGTATGCAAATGCTCGAGGACCTGCAAGAATGGTGATGAACTTCGCGTTAGCACCTGTACCAATTTGTGTATTGGTATCTGTTTCAATAACAGCGCGGCCGTTATAAACGGTGATTGGCGGCAAGTTATCACTTGTAGTGACTTGTTCAAGTAGTTGCTGTTTACGCATCTTCGCTGCAATGCGTGAATGTACAAACATAACACCACGGCCACGTAGTGCAGCATTCATTGTGCTTTCTGCATCAATATAGGCATCTACGGACCAACGTGTTGCATCTGTTGCTGTAGAGGCAGAAATATCAGTAGTGAATCGCTTCCCGTTTGCTTGGTCATAGTTACGCAAACCAATAACAGTAGCTAAGGCGCGGTTTTCAGCAGCTTGTTGCCAGTACTTATTAAGCATTCCACCGATAAGCTCTAGTGAATTCACTTTTGATAAGTATTGACCAAGAACCGACTCAACAAAGCCTTCATTCATGAACGCTACACGCCCTTGCATCTCACCTGCATCGATTTGTCGAGGCATTGCAATATCAGTAAGAATAGTGTTGCCATAGTTTTGCTCAACATTGCCATCCACACCATTGATGTATGGAACAATAAATGTTGAAGAGCCACTTGTTAGTAATGGACGTAACGATTCATCAGAAACAAACGCACCAGATTGCACAAGTGGCGAAACTGCCACAGGGTTTGGACGCAGATAAGATAAAACTACGTCACGGTTAAATACTTCTACTAAAGAAGGCATGGATATACTCCTAAAAATTAATTATTAAAGTCACCATTCGCCAACGCAGACTGGAATCCTTGAGGGTCACTCTTTTGGAAATCCAAACGTTCTTGAGGTGTCATTTCGCTTGGTTTCTTAGCAGCTCCACCACCTGAACCACCGCCAGAAGCCCCACTTCCTGACGCATTTGAAGCAACAATTAATGGCTTAAATGCCACATTGCTTCGGAACTCTTTTTTAAGATCATCGATGTTCATTGCACTAGGTTTGCCCTGCGAATCCAGTACTCGAACCTTGACCTCACCGTTATCAGTTGTTTCAACTTGAAGGCGCTTTTCTATGTGTGGAAATAACACTGACTCCGACCCTTTGACAGAAAGCTCACTTGCTAGTGATTGTGCTGTTTGCCCGACAGTTAATTTGTAGACTTGGTCTTGCAATTCTTTGGTTGCTTCTGCATGTTTAGCTTCGGCTTGCTCAAGCTTGGCTTGCCATGAAGCTTCCAATGCAGCCACATCACCTTTTTTGCGAGCCGCTTCTTCCGCTTCTTTCTGCGCTTTTTCTTCAGCTTCACGTTGTTTTTGTTGAGCTGTTTTCTTTTCACCCAGAAGTTCATCAACTTTCTTTTTAAGTCCATCAAGCTCCGAATTGTCTTGCTGCGGCAGACCTTCAACTTTTAAATAAAATGCACCGTCTTTTTCTTCGTAAAGTGCCTTCATTTCATCAGATAAGCCCTCTAGGCTATCGAGTTTGTATTTCATGTTTTGCTCCCTGAGCGGTTTTGCAGTCACAAACTGCGGGCAATAAAAAAGCACCCGCTGGGGTGCCTATGGTTGAAATTTTTGCTTCGTTAAGGTTTAACTTTTTGGTGTTCGACAGCACATGTCTGGAATGCAATAAACCACATTTTTAACCAATGATTTGCTGTATCACGCATTACAATTGCATCAGCCCGACCATTATCAAAACTTGATTTAAGCTCATATCGCATAGAGAATTGATTAAACTTAAGAACTTTGTGATGGTCTTTCAGATTGGTTTTTTCAAGCTTTTCTAAGATTTCACGCTCAAATAACCATACAGTGCGCTTTAATCCTGTTTCTTTTGGCTCAGATTTACTCATAACCCCAACCTCTTAAACATTTCTTCATCAAGCTTTTTGAGCTCAGCAAGTGTGAATGGCTGACCAGTTAATGGATCCACAAATTTATCTAGAGAGTATTTACCCTCTTTGAATAGTTTATATCTCGATGGTCCAAGCCAAGACTTTTGAAAAGACGCATCCTGTTTATCAAACCAACCTTTAAACGTTGTATTTGAATCAACAACACCAATTTCGCCTTCGCCATTCACTTTGTTATTGAATGGTCGCTTGCCAATTGTTTTACCCTGCTCATCAGTGACAGGAATAAGAATGGATCGACAGTTAGGATGTAAAGGCGGCACCGGATGAGGCTCATCTTTCTTGTAGACCTTATCCGAATAACCCATACAGATTTTAGAAGTACGACTATCAAGCGTTGCAATGAACTTCACATACTCAACACCAATTACTGTGTATGTCTCATTTAATGCAATATTCGATACATGGCTTCGAGCTGTACGGACCATTGTGGAAATCTGTGATCGGCTTTGATCTAGCAAACCATCTTGATAATTAAGAGCCTTCTTCCCCTTAATTCGCTGAATTATCTGCTGATTAGTCTGATCTTTTGATAACCCATCCCGAATGACTTGCTCAACTCTGAGACGAGTATCATCAGCAATTCGAGCAAAGATAGAATCAAGTAGCACACCGCCACTTAAAGGAGCTTTCTTCGCCTTATTGATCAACGTCTTGCCATTGGGCTCTATTGCCTTCTCAGCGAGAGTTTTAGCTTGATATGTAGCTTCGTATACTGCCAATGCAGTGGCGCTTACAGAGAAGCTCTCAAGAAGCGAAGAAGCTACTGTGCTTTGCCATGACTGGATAACTGTCCGAATCTCTTTTAAAGCAGGCGTTGTATATTGACCTGCCATCAAAGCCGATCTTTCAGCATCACTTAGCTCATCGAGTAAATCTCTTAGCTGTGACAGCATTTTGCCTGAAATAGAATCAAACTGAGATACTAGCTTTGTGATTTCACTAGATGACAAGCGATAAAGGTAGGCCTGATGAGAGACCAAAGCATCAAGTAGTGCTTGTTGTGACAACTGGCTGTTCATTTGTCACTCCTGGTACATATCCAACCATTGGTCGATTGACTGACTCGCTTTCGATACGGGTCTGCTCATCTTCAAAACTAATTTCAGGAACTTTTCCTGTGGTTAGAATTTCATGGAACGTTTCCATACTCATACGATTAGCAAGTACCATTTCCCAATAGAACTTAAGCATATCAAGATCAATTTTGCCTTTAGCAAAGTCTTGCTTAATGGTTAGCTTAGCTTTACTTCCAGAACCATAGAATTCTGCACACCATTTCAGAGCATATTCCATCGCTTCATTAGTGTTGGCCACACAAAGAGAAAGCACACTGTACTGTGCAAGTTTTTCATTATTGGATTGAGTAGCCGTTTTATTAGCCTGTTCAACCTCGAATAACTTAGCGCCTTGTGCTTGCATGTACTTCTCTTTGCCCTCCATAGCCTGTTTAGCCAAGGTGCTTTCAGTGACTTGCTTGTAATCAAAAGACGAGCCCTTCGGAAGCATTAAAGGGTTTTTAGAACCAAGTCTAACCCCACTCTTCTGCAACCAATCGCGCCAACCTTCATCAAGTTCATTGATTACCGGTTGAGCTTGCCCACATATAAACACCATCTCTTCATAGCTCGCACTATTTTGATAATGGGCTAAGTTCATTGTGACAATTGGTTCTAATGGAATAGAGTCAATGTTCCAATCATTAGCCAAAGCCCCCAAAGGAATAAAAGGAATTTCATTCCACTTTTGGCCTAATGAATTAGTTGGGTAGTGAATTTCACCACCCTGTAAGTCGCCCGACTGATCTGAATAAACTTGAACGTTATATTCATTATTCTCATCCAGACGCAATACCCGGTAAGTATTTACTTCTTTTTTAGCAAACTCATCGTCAGGATCTTTTACAGTAGATTTCTCATATAAAACGATTAAATCAGGCTTATAAACAGATCCAACACGCTTAACGCTCCAGTTGATAATATTAAGAGCGTCATAGAAAACGATTGTAGGACGAATGCCTAAGTTCTCAGCTTGCTGTACAGACACATTCCCATCAGTAGTGGGATAATCGACAAACAATCCGCCACGAGCATGTTTTAACAAACCTTGAAGGCATGATTGCCCCACTTGGTAAATTGATTTACCCGTACCATCTGCATCGTACTTGAGAAAATCCATTCCATCCGGTTCGAACGTTGGATCTTCTGCAAATACCACTCCCACCATCTTATTTAATGTGTCTTTCGAAATCTCATAAAACACAGCTCGCGTTAAGTACGCTAAATAGTATTGATCGTTTTGAGTGGCATCAGCCGTAACATTTGGCTTTGGCAAATAATACTCACCACGTTCTTTAATCTTGTTTGAGCCTTCACAGACATCGTTGATAGTTTTCCAACGCTTTTTCATGTCTGCGTAAGCTTGATGTTCAGTATTTACTGGCATTAGAAAACCATTCCTATATCTAGTGATCTTGCTGGTCTAATGATTGGGAATCGCTTAGCCAATGGATAACCACCTGCATCCCCTACATGGTCCAGACCAGACTTTTTATCTGGCATTCCAAAATCGTCGTAAACTTGCTGTTCCAAGGTCTCTGTAAGTCTTGGGCATTTATTTGTATTCACCAGTAGAGTACGTTCACCATTACCATTAAGGATTAGCGCATTCACTGCATTAATTCGGTCCTTAATGTTCGGATTGGTTGTGTTTACCTCTACTCTTAAACCTTTTTGCCTCAGGATGGCATGATCAGACTCACTAGACTTTTTCGATGAAGTTGCTTGCCCTGCGGCATCTGGAATAATTGTCATCTCATGTGTAGGGAATCGTTCAATTAAAAGATCAGCCATTGTTGGTGTATCTCTCACGCCTACCAACTCATCTAAAGCCATTGGCCGTCCATCACGAATGACATAAACAACCGCTGCCATTTTCAAGACGTTAAAGTCCATCCCAATAAGCAAAGGCTCATTAGGGCGTATTTCCTCATCTGTGTGATTTAAAGTACGGTTGAAGTCTGGATAAACTGCTCCGCTAGTTAAATTGACAAACTGTCCTTTGAGATATGCAGAGATCAGTTGCGGAGGATAAGATTCATATAGTGAAGCAATGTAGTCATCTGGAAGGTTCGCTTCGTTGTCATAGGTTGAAGCTTGAATCATCCCATAGAGTTTTTGCTTAGCCTCACTTGAATTAGCCTCTTTAACAAACTGCTCATAGGTGAACTTAAAGCCTTCTGGTGTTGTTGCAACGTCGATACCGTTAATTAAACCAGCCTGCTTGTAACGCATACGAGCAATGATCTTTCGCCAAGCTTGCTGAGCCTTGGTTTTAGCCATTACATCAAGTTCATCAATCAATGCATGACCAATTTTAAAACCTACAATAGTTGCGGGCTTTTCCATAGATCGACAAATGATTGTGCTTCGGTACTGGCGACCATAATACAAATCTACCTCTTTGTTAGACTCGTAAATCTTGGTCTTTAATCCCCAATCAAAAGCAACTTCATCAATGGTTGGAAAGAAAATATCTCGGATTTGCGGGTATGTTGGAGCAAAGTAACCCAAAGGAACTTTTGGAAACTCCCAAGACTTATCACAAAGACTAGAACATCCAACCCATGTTTTACCTGAACCAAAACCAGCTACAAAAGCACGAAATTTATTCTCTAGTTGAAGAAAGTTAGCTTGGGGCACATTCAGTGTTGGATTGATGTTCGGCATCTTTTTTACTCGCATCTACAACATGAATAGTTACTTTCACAGGTGTTGGATCATCACCAGCCCCGTCTTCGCCATCTCTAATACGTTGAATCTCTAACTTCTTGAGTTCTACATCTAAAATTTGAACATCATGGCCTTGCATTTCATCTTTAATTTGCTTAATGATGCCTTGCTTCATGATTTTATTTTTTCCCCAATCGTCATACATTTTTTGTAATTCATTGAGGCGAACTGCTTTATTAGCTAGAGGAATGTCATAAACATTTGCTTTAAATTCTTCACGTGTTTTATAAAAAAGGTCTTTTAGCTTCTTAGCCATTTTCTCGCCAGTGACCTTAGTAGGGTCATACCCTGCACACTGCATGCGATCAATTTCAACCTTAAATCTATTCTTTACAGAGTCTGCTACTTGCTGGGGTGTTTCAAAGCATGCAAGCGACTGAACTATAAAGATTTTCATAGGATCAGTTAATTTCGCCATAACCCCCTCGTCGTAAAGATACGTAAAGAATCTCCTACGCTAGTTTTAATAAACATGTCCCACAAGCATGTGCAACATTAGCTCTTGATACTGTTGGGCCTTCATTTGCAAGGTCTACCATTTTTTTAACTTCTTCTGATGCACCATAACGCTGCACCACACCATGAAATTCTTCTACGTCATGACCACGTAAAAACAATCGTGGCTCTCCGACAGATGTGTATTCAAACTCCCCAGAGTCCTTATTCTTTTTGTGCCCAATATGGTAAAGCTCATGTTCAACAAGAGCACAGAAATCCACATCACTCATGACCTGACATATACGGGCATCCAAAGTAATAATGTATTTTGGAATATCACCAAACCAGTTAATCAGTTGGAGTTCTTGACGTTGCTTACGCCAACCACCAACATTAATCATCACTTTTTCAGTTTGGCCATACACACGTTTATCTTTTGCCTCACATTTAGAATATGCCCACAAGAATGAAATCTCAGGAGGCTGGAAGCTAAGCAAGTGCTCATGATCTGGATTGTGGAGTTTTCCCCATTCGCTTAAGAAGGTGTCTTCTATCCACGGCCAAAGGTCATTGTTTGCTGGTTCAAAGTGAAGCAGCCCACCACTATCAATTAATTCTTCATCATCCCCAAAAGGATTATCTTGTTCAGGCGGATATGGTCTTTTCATAAATCTCACCCATTAAAAAACCCTCCGAAGAGGGCTCATGTTATTTGTTCTGAATAAATTCTCTTGTCCACGTCAATGTTTCCATTGCCTCAACGTGAACCAACTCCATTTCCCGAAGTTCATGATATCTATTCTCTATTTCTTCTAAAAATAGTGTTGAGAACTTTGGATCAATTTTATTCATTGCATTAGCAAAGCTTGCAGATAGTGCAGCAATAGCAAGATTTGTTTGGTTTATTGGATTTTCTTTTGGCATAAGGTCACTTCTTTTAATAGGGAAACTAATTATATCCCCTTTAGTCGGCGGCCACATACCTCCTCTACGATCTCGATACCAACCCATATCCACAAGTTTTATCTTTTCTGATTCTGTAAGGTCTTTTGCACAATGAATAGTGTCGGAAGCTTCATCTTTTGCCAGACTTGCCACTGAGTTTTTTAACGTTAGCATTTCAATGCTCCATCACATATTTAAGGTCATCTGGCACAGGTAAAACCATGCCAAATTCTTTAAGTGCAAATGCTTCGATTAGATTTAGATAATTAGTAAATTGCGACGTATTCATTCTTGTTGTGGAAGTCTCACGAATAACACCGTCTGCAATCGCTCTGTATTGCTCAGATTCGCTTTGTTTGAGATTAGATATGGCTAAGCACATCTCAGCATAACTTTCGTCGTCACGCCTCAAAATATTGATCAGGAACTTCTTCTTAAACTCAAAGTGAAGTTGATCTTCTTCATTGCCAGTTTTCTTATAAATTAAATGGAGCCACATCCAATAGAGTCGGTTTTGCGCTTTAGACCTGTCTTTTGATTCTGGCTTAATCTCAACCACAAGTGGCTTGTTATTAAAATTAGCTTCAGTGTAATTGGTGTGTAGGTATGAAATCGTTTTCGTAATGTCTGCGTGATCTTTAATGATGAACACTGCTTGATTCATATGCCCACCTCAACAAAAAACCACCCGAGGGTGGCTTAACTTTCTAAACTACACATCCGCCTCATAAACTCTTTTGAGGCAGTTTCCATTAAGTCTAGACTATTTCCTTTATCGAATAGAAAAACTATAGAGCTATTTTCAAGCTCCATAGATATGCTGTATAAATCAGCGTTTTCCATCATCAATATATCTTTATCTACAGCCTTTTTATATTCAGCCAGACCATTAACAAACTTAACTCTTACATACGATTTTTCAGTCATTTTCATGCTCAAATTATTCATTATGAACATTATATCAGAATGGATCAGGCTCCTGAGAAACACGTAAAAGGCGCTTCCTTTTAAACCTTATCAAACTTAAAGTCGCTTCTCGATGTGTAGATCTTCGCTATATGCCTTAACGCTGCTTCCTCAGTATCAAACATCATGGAGAAGGTTTTAAATTGAATCTTTTTACCATTTGAAAGCACTTGGTATTTGTATTCGTAGTCTTGGAATTTACATCCAGTGCGTTTCTCAAAGCCTTGTAAGAAGTAGCTAAGCTGCTCACCAAACCAATAAATTTGATTTTCTGGAATAAAGCGAAGTCGATCACGAATAAGCTCTCGGCAAAACGGATGACGAACATGTTGATGATTAGAATTAATAATCCATTCGATTTCATCAAGGCGTTGCAAGTATTCAATTAAACGACCAATTTCTTTAACTTCTTGTATATCACTAAACTCACCAATTGGAGTTCTGTATAGTGTTGGGGTATCAATCCAATCAAACTCTGGAACATCAATTTCTAGGCTAATTTTCATTAGAATTTACCATTGATTTATAATGCTAAATTATACCATAACCACATGATTTAATTAAAAAACACTGTCAGAATTTGTATCTATTTTTAACATTAAATTGGTCTTCTCCAACCACCCATCAAACAAAGCTTCTGATTCTTGTCTTGTACCTAGCTTGTACTGGTCGAATTGAGAGTGGCATGAATAGCAGAGAGGAATTGTGAACTCGTCACTGGCTTTAATCCCTCTACCCTTGCCATGCATGCTTGAATTGCTGTGTGCAGCCTGTGAAGGACTCTGACCACATCTAACGCAGGGCAACAACCTTATAGACTTCAATCGCTTTGCATCACGCATGAAGATTGCTTCTAATGTTCTTCACTTGGTCTTTATGCCGCTTAATCTTCGCGTCAATATCAAGCATTTCTTTTGCAGTCATCAAACCACGTGATAGGTTCTGTAGCTTTTCTATTTCATTGCACAGAGCATTTAAGTTCTTCTTCGCTTCGATTGTGTCCATGTTTACCCCTAAAAGAAAATCCCCGCATATTGCGGGGTATTACCTTTTGTTCAGAACTATCTAACTTCTATTGTCAGTCTTGGCCATAATTTGTTTTTGCTGATACCAAGGATTGTAAATTTCTCTTCATAACCATCTTCCCAAGTCCTGACTATCTGATCACCTATTTTAAACGGCAAATCCAAGCAACTTGTATATATGACTTTATTGTTTTCGATACGACTTGCGCTCATATCAAAAATTTGACCAGTTTTACTACAGTTTAATTTTAAATTTAAACCTTTATCATTGAACATTGGATGTTCTCCTCTACTAAAGGCTTATTATAACACATTGTTTTTATTGGTTTTTGATTGCAAGCATTTTGGCACGCCATGCAGGACTCGAACCCGCATCAATCACACTAGAATTATGATATCTTATCCAATTAGACTAATGGCGTAAAAGAAAACCCCACCAATCGGCGGGGCTATAAACGATAAACTTAAATTATTCAGGCTGTTTGAACACATCAGCCTTAGAGTGAAAATCAACTACACCATCAGCACTAACGCTTATAGCAGCAATTCCTTCATGCATCATTTCATTGACTACCAATTCAACAATCCCTTTTATTGCTTGATCTGAATCCATTAATTGATGTAGTTCTTGCATTTTTTCTGATGCTTCTTCAACAGGGAACAACTTCTTGATCTCTTCAGATCTTTCTAAATATGGAGCTTTATATTGATTAAGCATATCTTGTAAGTTTGGTCTTTGGTTTTCGTTATTCTTAAGCATAGTTAGCACCTACTTGAATCTGATTCCATTATACCAGAACTACAAAGATTTAACCTTTCCACACTTTCTGCATTCTTTGATTGGGTCTTTGTTGTAATCCAATTCATGTTCCCAACAATGCCAACAGAATACTTGCTTGATGATTCGGAGCATGTGACCTCCAGAATGCAAAAAGCCCATCGAATGATGAGCTAATTATTTATCAGTGATGCCTTACTTACACTTCGCACCACTGTACCATGAATATATACTACTGATGACGTCACGTCAATAATCACACTTAAATTCTTTTGATTTTTGCGCTGTGGGCAATAAATGGATATCGAGCATGCATAGCAGCCAAGCCGCACTTAATATCAAACTTCACATCCATCAAGGTTGCATATGGCGTTACTAGTCGCGACAGAGGCATTGAATAACAATAGCGGAATATAACCATTTCAAGCCAACCATCTAACACTTCTGACTGTCCTTGCATATCTAAGATAAGGCGCTGAACTGCACGTGCTTCATTGTCTGTGATTTCACAAGTAATGCCCTTGCCCCGACCTTTAGGAATTGTTGAATCATCTGAACATAGCCAATCAGCCATGATCTGTTCTTTTCCTTTCACATCTTGTTTACGTTTCTTAGCTGCCTGATCCATAGCGACAGCAATCGGATTTATGCTCTTACCACAAGTTCCAGAGTTTGAGTACATCCACGCCCCAAACTGATAAAGCCATTCTTCTAGACTGTATTTAGTCCAGTCTGTTGTTTGCATAATGTGATTCACTGCCGCATTCATACCGTCACCCTATATCATCAAATACTTTTTAATTTCGTCTATTGCTTCATCTGCCCCGAAGCAGACTTTGCACATGTAACCTTGTTCTTCTAATCGTTGGATCATGAGTCTTTGGCTTGGTTGTAACTTCCCTTTCTTAGACTTCAACTCAATCCACAGTCCATGAATAACACCATTGGGAACAATAAGCTGAAGGTCTGGAACGCCAGCCTTCACACCCATCTTCTTAAACTTTGACGCTTCGATAATGTTTCTAGATCCACCATTCGGAATATGGAACAGGTAATCGCTCAAACGACCTGAGCCAAACTTCACACGATGCGCCCAACTGATGAGCGCCATCTGTTCTTGATCTTCAGTAGACACCCGATTAAATCTTTTAGACCGTGCAGCCTTCTGTGACTGGATCTTTTGAGCCTCTTTGAATGTGGTCATTGGTCAGCTCCTTCAAACTCTTCCTTAGTCATATAACCAAGATAAGAAAGGCCAACAATAGCAATATCATGGGCATCGGTGTGTTCACCTTTAGCCGCCTCACTTTTTACCAACTCTTTAAGATCATTCAGAACTTTCATAGTTATCAAATTGGTATTTAATACAACTGGTGTCATGGATACCGAATGCGTCCAAGGCATCGGTATTTTTGATCTAAAAGAAGCCGCAACAATGTAGTAATAGTTTTTCATACCGTCCCCTTGAGCGCTTGCTCTAACTGCGCTGCACAGTGATAGCAGCCTTCCTCATAACCTTCTGTCCAGTGCGTTGTTTTCTCGAATGCGGTTTTATTCCATGATTCAATTAGTTTAAGTGCCGCATCCACCCGCGTTTGCAGCTCGTCACCATAATTTCTTGAACTAGTAAGCTCTTCTTCAAAAGCCTTTACTCTTTGACGTTGTAGTGACAATTGAGTTTGCAGCTCCTCCACTTTCGCTTGCTGTACAGCAATTTCAGTTGTTTGAAGAAACTCCCAAGCACAATTAAAGTAAGTTCGATACTCTTCTTTGTTTGCCTTCTGGTTCTCTAAAATTCGAACAAGGATTTTCTCTTCACCTAATGATTTGAACGACTCAATGAACTTTGCTTGAAATCCCTCAAAGAACTTCTCAAACATGTTTTCTTTATTGATTTCCATCTCAAACATCCTTAGCTTTGCAGTGGGGTGAAATGTGGTTTTCTATTGGGAAGTCGTCGCCTAGGTCAGGAATACCGAATGCATTACGGACACTTTCAACTTTCCACTTGGGCCATGTTTTTACTACTTCTGAACATTCGTTTAAGTGCTCTTGTAGTGGCTTACTGTCTTTTTCTTTAAACTCACTCATGGCTGGCTCCTGTCAAAATCATGAAGATGCAAATCCCTGCTATAACTAGCCACAAGAATGACCAATTTCTGCCTTTATTACTCATTCCCTTCTCCGTAGATCGATTCGTAATCTTGAATTGCCTGCTTTAAGCGTTCTGACTTATACCCATCTGGAACGTATGATTTAGCTGCTTTAAGACCACCAAATGTGTTGACCAAATCCACCGACTCCACGAGGCGTTTTAGGTCGGGAAGATCAAGACGTTTCTTTGATCTCAGAAAAGGTTTCCACCCCCAATACTTTCCGCACCAAAGATCAAAACTAAATTCAGAAACATCAGGTCTATGTTTAAGATAATCAGTCACCATCAATTCTGAGTCATACATAAAATGACTAGCACCTTCAGGCGCCCCCTCAACAACCTCTCTCGCCCGTTCTAAACCGTGGTCTTTGATAAATTGGTCTGCTTTCATTGGCTTGTCTCCTTGATTCCATAATCAGAGGTATCAATGTCACAGCCACAGAAAGGGCAGTAATTCAACTCAACTGCATTCTTTGCTGACTTCTTCACGATGATTGCTACACGAGTTAGTCTTTCACCTGATTTCAATCGAACCGATTTAAGAGCGCGTTCAAATCCGCCATAATTGTTGTAACAAACCTCATCCATGAATTCGCATGTATCAATGTCTCTACCATTTTCTTCAATTCTGCACTTAGTACTCATCCCTTCACCCCGTCACGTTTGGTCACGTTCTCTAATCGCTTGATCTCATCCTTGATGTACCAAACTGCCTTTTCTAGATCTTGTATTTGGCTATCAGAATCTTTAAGACCATTTCTCCATAAGTATTTGATAGCATTACCAATATTAAAGTTACGATGTCTTGTGATTTCGATACACTCAACTCCGCTAGGATCACTTGTATAGTGTTTAGGGTGATTAACGTTTTCGTTCATGCCACCTTCTCCAAATGTCCGATCAAGCTATCTAGCAACTTAGCTGCACCATTTACCTGTTTAACCATTGCCACGCATTCAGCACGTGCTATTGCTTTAACCGCCTTCCATGACTCGTCATAGTCTGTGTCTAGTTCTTGAATCCAGTTTTTAGTTACACCAGTCCAGCGCGTCTTGATGCCACCCGCATTAATCTTGATATGCTTAGCCCCGTTAAGAACTTCGTGCATAGACATTGGCTTATCGAACTTCCATACCATTTCACATTCCGATGTAGTGCCGTCATCACATTCGAGGTAAGTGGTAATTTTTAGCTTCCATGTTTGCTTCGGCTCAACACGCTTTGTATGGAACAATGGGTAAAAGCTGCCATCGAATATTTGAAGCATTTCTTCATTAGTAGGATCACGGCCCAAACCTTCTAACCACTCAGCACTTGAGATAACTTCCCACTCAGCGTGAAGGTTTCTTTTTAGTTGTTTCATGCTACAAGCTCCCCTTTAACATTTAGCAAGTCCTTCGCATACTGAGTCGCCTTGTACGTTGCGTATGAGTCCTTTTCTAGGTATCCGCTTTTAACTAGGTCCTGCACATAGCACTGGATAGTATTTGTAGGTGCATTCAACACATAGTCATGCAAATCCTTCATTGAGAAAGGTTGTGTTGCATGGGTAGCAAATAACAAAATGTCAAATACGTTTTGGAATGTCTCAACTCGTCTAACTGCATTCATGCTTCCAACTCCCCCAACATCATTTTTGCTTTACCTTTCATCAACCGGTTATAAAGATCGATTGTGCAGCGCCCATTCTTTTTCATTGCCGAGATCAAACTAGAATCAAGTCCAGCAGCATCAGCTAATCGCTCAGCTCTACCTGTCTCCATTGATACCCACTTGACTAGCTTCTTAACGTCATCTTTCTTAGCTGGCATGCGCTTTTGCGCTTGGCTTAAAAAGACTTCGGATTCATCTTTCTTCTCTTGTATTTGAATACGCAAAAGACAGATCAACTCTTCCTTCAATTCGTTGTGGCTACCATCAGCAAATGCGTCTCTCACGGCCTTGGCAACACACAAGTCATAAGGAGGCCTTCTTTTAAGCTCAGCAAGCTTCATCAAGTTGTTTCTGATTTCTGATAGAGTCATGCAGCTTTTCGTTTTATTAGCTGAGCTATCCACCCAATCCACAGTTTGATTATCTAGAGGATGTTTCATGCAGCACCTCCACTGTTCAACTTGTTGATGCTGCCAACAGAGCCTTTGATTTCCATTTGCGCTTGATGGAAGGCGTCTTTCCAGCTCTTCCCTGTTTTCATAAGTCGGACTGTTAGATTTGAAATTGCCTTATCTTCATCCGAAAGTTTTTCCATGTATTTATTTGGAACACCTTTGTAGACAGGAGTGCTGGTTCCAAGCATTCGAGGTGGCACATACCATTCTTGCTGCTTACCAACCATTTGAGCTTTAGAGACGTAATCTTCATAAATAGATTTGAACTGACGAAAAGCATTTCTCATGTCGCCCTGTTCAACCATCCAATACACAGAATCCCAAGCTGTTTTTGTTAATACAGTGATCTTGACCTTTGATTTCAAAAACTCTTCTGGTGTTAGTTCTGATAGAGCCTGTAAATCCAAATCAGATTGATTTGACCACTCACTTGCACGCTGCCAAGCTTCATTAGCTGATTGCCAAAAACCTGATACGCACCAAGCTTCAAACTCAGCTAGATCAGGGCAATAGCGGCTTGTATCTAGACGTGCCATGCCTTGGTTAAATTGATCATCTGTAAGTTTGTTCAGTGATCTAGCAACAACTGCTTTAACAACATGAGCATTTTGGTTTTCATAACGTTTCTGGAATTGTCCACTGAAACGGATTTGCAAAGATTGAAGGAAAGCATCCTCTCGGGTAATCACATTAAGCATGTCCTACCCCCTCAATCATTAACGACTTTTTTGGAGTTATATCAATTGGCTCACTCTGGTCATGCGAGTAAAATCCATTTGCAAAATCTTGGTTGTATTCAGACCAAGAGCTTTGATTTGGATTTTGTTTTGCAGATTGAAAGCCTTGATTTGGGTAACGTGGTGTTCTTAACTTTGCCCAGTCATCACGAATTGCGGTTTTGAATGCGGCATCCCAATCTGCATACTTGTAACCATTGGCTGCTGCCTTAGCTGTGAAGTATTCAAGGTGTTGTTCAAGATCACCAAAGTTTTTAGATGCTGCCCAAGTACGAACTTGTTCGCTGATTCCAAAGTTTTTAGGAACTGAAGTTTTTTGAGTCTTCGGTTTTCGTTTAGGCGAAGCCGAATTTTCGACAACGTCGGAAATAACTTCAGGAATCAGGTTAAGGGAATCAGGAATCAGGTTAAGGGAATCAGCACGATCAGTTCCGTCTTGCTCCAGATTATTCTCGATATTTTCCAAGTCACTATTGTTTAAGGGTTTTTCACTACTAACTTGATCAGCTTGATCAATGTTAGGAATTTCACTTCCGCTCTCACGCTCATTCTTATGAGGGTTCTGATGCTTAGTGAAATTCAATGCTTTGATGTACTGACGTCCTTGAACAGTATAAGTCGAGATAAATCCAGATTTTTCTAGATCAATCACGAGCTCTTCAATATTGCAGTCGTCGTATGGTAGCAACTGAACTTTTAAGCGTTTAGGCTTGTATTCAAAGCACCCCTTGAAATCAGCAATGGTCCACATACCAATAAACAATAAGCGCGCTAACGGATTAACTTCGCCCAATTCATCATTAGTGAAAAATGAAGGTTTAATGTTTCTAGCTCTAGCCATTTAAAATATCCTCCATTGCTGAGCGGAATTGAGTCCAGTTCTTTACTGACTTAGCTAGGTCTTTTAGTTCTTCCTCATCGACACCAGACTCAAGGGCGTCAATCAACCAAGCTAAAGCTTTTTGGTAGTCAACATAGGAAATACGATTTTTAAGAATGCCTCGGATGTAGCATGCGGATTTTTCGAGATCGCCTTTTCTATTAAAATTTGCAACCTTAGGGATGTTTGCGAACATTGCACCCGCATCCAAAGTCTTCTCTTTTGTATAAATCGGATTAACGTCATCGATAGCTTGAAGAAGCTCATTTACGTCAAATTTCTTCAGCCACTTACTTATGTTCTTTAACCCCATTTCATTTACTTCAGCTGCGTTTTCAATTGATTGTTCGAAGTACTCAGCTACGCTTTGTGCAACTTCATTATCAAAGTCCTTCAACTCATCTCGCCAATTGAGCATCATTTGGAGCTGCTTTCTTCTTTCATCGAGCTCCTCAAGCATTTTTCTTTGCTTATCTAAAACCGTGTTGTCAGAAAGCAATCGATCACTCTTGCCTAAATTGCAATCCATGCATGAAGTAACCAAGTTAAGGATGTCGTTATCCCCACCCTTACTCACTGGATTAATATGATCCACATGCAAAATCACATCTGGAGCAGCTTTGCCACAGTACTGACACTTAAATTGATCACGCTTAAAAACTTCAAAGCGCAATTTGTCACCAATAGGCTTTCTCTTTGGCTTTTCAATTTTTTCTGCTAATATTAGATAGTTCATTTGGTTCGCTCCGATTGAACGTGACCGCTAACCTGTTCGCGCAGGAAGCGGTTTTTTAATATCCAAGTTCTGATAAACGCTTAGATAAATCTGTATGTTGGTAATCGTTGATGTCAGAAGCTCTAGCCATAGATAGACGAGCTAAAAAGAAAATAGACTCAACAAATTGGCGGTCATAACATTCGTAATTTTCTGGAATAACTTTTAATCCAAGCGCATCCAATAATGCACAAGCGTTCTCAATTTCACTCAAGCCATTGGATTTCTTATCATTTTTCATTCTTGATAAGGTGCTCGCATCCACTCCGAGTCTGTCCGCAATTTCACCATTGTTCTTTGACGCAAGAGCTTGCATTACTAGGGCTCTCGTGTTTCTGGCTCTTGCAGATAAGTCGTTAGATAATTTGCTCATGGTTTAGTTCCTAAGCGGCTAGTGCTTTAGATCGAGATTTCTTTTTCATAAAAATCTCTGGATGTAAAAGTTTTTCTTTTGGCGGTATGCCTCGAACGGTCCAGTTTTGGACGCGTTGAGTCTGATATTTGAGTTTTCGCGCCAATGCTGAAGCTCCGCCATTTGCTTCAATCAGGGCGCGATCTGCATCGATTGAATCCATAAGTAAATCCGCATAAAACAATTTGTTTTATAAATATAAAACGTTTTGTTTGAGCGGTCAATCATTTTGTTTGACACAGATTGTGTTTTTTTTGAGAAAATTTAATTAATTGTTTTAGGTTGTTTTATTATGAGTGATAAAGAGCTACACCCAACAATGCAGCGCATTTATGATGAGACAGGTTTGAATGCCAACTCGTTAGCATCATTACTGGATGTTGATTCCCAACTTGTATACAACTGGGATACACGAGGTATATCTAAAAAAGGCGGGCTGCAAGTTTCGCAAAAGTTGGGATTAGACTATGGTTGGATTCTTTCTGGTACTGGAAGCCCTAAGATAGAAAAAGTTTTTAATGAAAATAAAGTTTCCCTCTCAGGACGAGTGGGCGGATGGGTGCCAGTGAAGTCTTATAGCAAGATGGGGTACGATGGGTACTATACAGAAATGGGTTATGGGGGAAATGGTGGAGATGGTTATGTACCTTCACTTACAGCGGGTGTTAATGCCTATGCGGTAAGAGGTTCAGGTGATTCAATGTACCCAGCTATCCGCAATGGCTGGTATATAGTCTGTGATCCAGATGCAGATCCAACACCTACTGAATTTGTAGAGGTACAGCTCAAAGATGGGCGACGCACAGTAAAGGAATTTATAGGCATTGTTAATGAAGTCCTTCATCTGTTAGCTGTTAATGGCGAGAAAAGAACTACATTTGATATGGATGATGTGGAGGCTATTGTTGCTGTGACTGATATTGTCCCACCTAGTCGCCATGTGAATGATTACCCCACTTTACCTATGCAAGATATCCATTACGACTAATTAACTAGAAGCAAATGCCGCCTACGGGCGGTTTTTTTGTGCCTCAAAAAAATAACACATTTTGTTTTATATTTTTCTTGACGTTGTAAAACGTTTTGTTTTATATTGTGATAACACAGTTTGTTTTACCCAATAAAAAAATCCCCAACACTTGCAGGCGACGGGGATTACTCAATGAGTGAGAAGATTATGACAGAAAAGCAATTAATAGCAAAGCTGATCAAGAATCAGAACCGTAAGCAGACGATTAGACATTCTAATTCGGGCTTAGTAATGGCGAGTGTTTTTATCATTTTAGCTTTCAGTGCCTTTGGTTTCTTCAAGACCTATTCAGATGACGTGCAGAAGCATGACGAATATGTCCGCGTTCAGGTTGAGGGGGTGAAGTAATGGATCCTTTCAAAATTAAAGTTGATGATTCAAATAATTCACAAATCCAAGAAACTCTTTTTGAACTTGGGTGCGAATGGTTCGGGGCTACAAATGAAGTAAAGACATTAGAAAACTGCTGGATTGATGTTGGTTCTAATGGTCGTCTTACTTGGTCTTTTCACGGCAGTGATGAGAAAGAACTCAACTTTCCCCAACTCCGCGACCTTGTTGTGTTGAAGCGTAATGATGTGAAGGATGCGAACTATTCGTTATTCATCTCTACAAGTCAGCCAACACTCGAGCTTTATAAAACTTCAAGCGATAAATTTTATGTATATGCGCATGGGCATCACGCTTGGACGGAAAGTTTTTCAGTTGGAATTAATACACCAAATTTAAAACCAGTTCAAAGGCTATCAGTAGACCAAGGCTTGATTAGCGGGGCTGAGGCGTTGAGAGCTTTGGCGGATCGTATGGATGTTCAGGTTAAAACTGAGCTAACAAACAATTGGTATGACAACACAGCAACTTACTCAGCTGAAGAGATTCTTGCAGAAGAAACTGCTGAAACTGATGACTATTGCAGCATGAAGTTATTTTTCCGCCTCAAACCGCAAACCATCAAGCTTGATCTTGAAATCCCTGCGCCTTACAAAGCAAAGATTGGAGGGCGTGATGACACTTCATTCGTTCTAAATGTGGGTAGACATCAATATCTTTACCAGAATGAAGATGACTACACCAAAGCTAGAAATGCATTAGAAGCAGTGTTTGACGCAGCTTTAGGAGGTAACAACTCATGAATATGTTCGTTACCAAACCTGAGCTGTTATGCCCTAGATCAAAGCTTTTGCAAGACCTGAGCAAACATCCTGAATTGTTAGCCGGTGCTGTTGAGTATGCATTTCAAAGTGGTGATATCGGTTCTAAGGAATACCGCTACTGGAAAAACAAGATTGCAGAAAATGAGCGTCAGCACACCGCAGCCCTGCTGGCGACTATTAAAGCGTGAGGTGTGTATGGGATTTCTATTTAATGCAGCCTTTCTGGAACAGTTCGGATGCAACGCGGGCGAAGAAGATGAAGCAACTCATTACAGCACTTTTGGTGGTAGTGATTGGAAACTCAAAGCCAATAAAGACCAGATGTTTTATTGGGATGCTGGTTCTAAATCTTGGAGACGATGCTCTTTAACTCTAGAGCACTGCACGCCGATTGGCGAGAAAGAACCAAATTACAAATGTGGACCAGTTAATCAAGTCGTTGTTAAGAAAGACGACTCGATTCGTGAATTGTCTCCGATTTACTCAAATTCAAAATATAAAGGTGATTAAAGATGAATGCTCAAGTTAATGAATTACAAGTAGTAGAACAAAACATGATTGTGACAGCTTTTGGGAAGGAAAATGGAATTCAAGAGTTGTTTAATCGTATGGCTGAGCAAGCTCGATCAATTGTTCCTGATGTCTCAACTAAAAAAGGTCGTGATGCTATTGCTTCACAAGCCTACAAGGTAAGCAAATCTAAAACTGCTGTAGATAATCATGGTAAAGACTTAGTTGCTGGTATTAAAGCACAAGCGGCTGTGATCGATCGTGACCGTAAAGCATGGCGTGATCAGTGTGATGCGTTGCGTGATGAAATTCGCAAGCCATTAGACGAATGGGAAAAAGCAGAAGAAGACCGAGTTCAGTCAATTAATGATCGTATCTCAAATTTTGATGCTGGCCGTGTTGATGCTTTCTCTAGTAGTGAACTGATTAAGAAAATCATAGGTGAAGTAGAGGCAACAACAATTGATGAAAGCTTTGCTGAGTTTGCCAATGAAGCAGCTATTAAGAAAGATGCAGCTCTAAGTTCATATAAACAATCGCTTGAAATTGCATTGAAGCGTGAGGCTGAACAAGCTGAATTGGAAAGACTTCGCCAAGAAGAAATAGCACGCCAACAAAGAGAACGTGATGAAACTATTGCACGTCAAGCTGCTGAGCAAGCACGTCTTGAGGCTGAGCTCAAAGCTAAAGAAGAGGCAGGTCGAGTTGAGCGTGAAAAACGTGAAGCTGCTGAGCGTGAAGCTCGTCTGGTTGCAGAAAAAGAAGCCTCTTTACTTCGCGAAGAAAAATTAAAGCAGCAAGCGATTGAACAAGCTAAGCAGGCTGAAATTCAAAAGCAGCAAGCGATTGAAGCTGAACGTTTGCGCATGGAGCAAGAACAAGCAGCCAAAGTTGAGGCAGAACATAGAGCTGAATTAGCGCGCCAAGCAAACCAAGCTCATCATCGAAAAATCTGCAATGAAGCACTTCAAGGATTACTGGCTTTGGGTATTGATGAAGCAAAAGGCAAAGAGATTTTGCAAGCAATCAATAAAGGCCTTGTTCCACACGTTTCTATTAAGTTTTGAGGAATAAGTGATGAATGCACAAATCAAAACTCCGATTATTAATAACGAAGAAAACATGCAATTGTGGAATCAGGTCTTCGTTACCGATCCACTTGCTGTTAAGCCTATTACCGGAAAGTCTTATAAAGGCAGTTCACCAAAACCATATTGGTTAATAGAGCAAGCAACCCGTGTGTTTGGTGCAGCTGGTTATGGCTGGGGTCACGACATTATTAGTCAAGGCTTTCAGCAATGTGGTCCAGAAGATCTAATTCATTGGGCAATTGTTGAATTCTGGTACATGAGAGACAACAAACGTTGTGCTGTTCAACAGATGGGCGGCACAAAGGCAATGTACAAGACTAATAACGGCAAGATGATTGTTGATGAAGACGCCCCTAAAAAGTCAGTTACTGATGCACTTGTAAAAGCAATGTCATCTATTGGGTTTGCAGGAGATATCTTCTCAGGTCGATGGGATGACAGCAAGTATCAACAAGAAGCTTACGATCATCACCACAACCAGCAGCCATCAGAAAATGATTTTCAAGCAGCATTAAAAGCCATTGAACTTGCAGAAAATAGAAAGGCTCTAGGCGGTATCTACAATCACTTTGTTGGTACTCGATATGAGAATGAGATCAAAGCTCAATGCGCTGCTAAATCAGATAAGGAGGGCTGGTCACCATGATGAAGTTTATCCCCGACACCATGTCCTTTCCTTTCACTGTTTGGATGAGTGAGAACGGGTTCTACCCTTCACACAAGAAAGGTTTCATCGTCCTTAAACGTGGCAATGAAGTCGCAAAGATTTCAACACTCGAAACAGATATCGGCTTTGCAATGAATGATGTTTGTCAAAAGAGATTTGCATCATTCTGCCGAGCTTACTTAAACAGAGACAAACAATTTCTTGATCAGTTGCGTATGCGTGGCATGGCAAAGATGAATCAACTTAGTTATCAGATGGTGGCAGCATGACATTGAATGAAAGAGAGGCTTTTGAAGAAGCTCTAAGCAAGCACAATATTCATAATGTTCATTTATGCACAGTCTTTGACTTTGAAAAAAATGAATACTTCCCTTCTGATGTTTGTGACCCAAGTGAGGATCGAATTGTTGATTCAATTAACCTCAGTTGGAAAATGTGGCAAGAAAAAGCCAAAGCTCAGACGGTGCCAGAACAACAAAGGCTTACAGATACATATTTTTGGGAAGGCTCAGATTATGTAGTTGATTGTCCTTTCGAGTACGACATTGAACTTGATAAAGGCGAAGTACTCGAACTGCAAAAATGGAAGCGCACAGAATCAACAAAAGTATATTTTGCAAATATTTATAAAGATGAAGACAACTTTGAAATTCTTCAATTCACTTCAAAGGTCGAAGCTGAAAATGCAGTTGCAGAGAACTTGAAGATGATAGAAGCAAGCGAATCGGGAGCTGAGGGATGATTAATCAATTAACACCTACTGAGATCATCAGAGATGAAATGGGCTGTTGGGTACATCCTGAGTATCTCAAGTACATAAATGATAACCATGCCGATCAAGAATGGTTTAGTCAAGCTGATTGGGATCAACTGAAGAAGCACTTCAACATTGCCACAGTTCGACTTTATTTAGAAGGAAGTGTTTCAGAAGATTTGTTTGAAGAAATTATGGATTCGGCAGATTTATCAAAATGGGATCCGAATGCGCCACATGGATTTTTCTTAATAGATATTGGTTTTACAGAAGATGGTGCAGAAGCCCTTTATGCCAGAGAAGTCAAAGCGGAAAGTAAGGAGGGGTGAAATGACAGCAATTGCAAATATCGGTAGTAACTTTGTAGTAGCGCTACCACCTTCAGAAATATGGCTTAACGACTTACAAGCAGCTGAGTTTTTAGGCTATAGAGATGTTCATTTCAAGGCGGCAGTTTGTTGCCAGCCTAACTTCCCTAAGCCGCGCTTTGTTATTAAGTGCGGACAAGGAAGACGTTGGAACTTGGCAGAAATATCAAACTGGCTAAGAGAGCAGTCTGATGATGAGCCTAAAAAAGGAAGACCACGTAAACGGGGCTAATCTAGCCTCGTTGCAATTTCGCTTGCAGTAGCATTGTAGTAAATCATCAAACTTCTTAAATCCTTATGCCCAATCATACGTGCTAAATCCAAGACTTCTAATTTCCTTGCAAGGCGTGTACATGCTTCATGACGAGTATCATGAAAATGTAAATCAGTGATTTGGCATCTATCTCTTAGCTTGCGCCAAAGCGTATCAAAACTTTGAGTGTTACAAGTGAAGACACGCTTTCTATCTAAACCTTTTAATAATGTAAGCAACTCAACTGCCCGCTTTGATAAAGGTACATTTCGCTTCGTACCATTCTTTGTTTCGGTCAAAACTAGATATCTATCTTTTAAATAGACACGATCCCAGGTCAAGCCAACAATCTCACCAGCACGCATAGCAGTTTCAATTGCAAATAAGAAAGCAACAATGATTTGCTGAGTAGAATTAACTGGGACATTGTTATCCCAATTTGCAGCAAGACATAGTCTGTCAATTTCATCTTGGGCAATACGTCTATCCCTGTGCTTAGATGGAGGCGGCAAAGTTAGATCTGCCATAGGCGATTCTCTTATCCACTTCCATTCTTTTCTAGCAACAGTAAATAGAGAAGCCAATATATTAGCTTCACGTCTGACAGTTGCACCCTGCACTTCTTTCAATCGAGAATCGCGCCATTGGACTAAATCATCGGTTGTGACTTTGGCTAATGGTTTTTGACAAAGCTTTTTATACTCACGTTTAAAAAAGACCATTCGCTTAACTTCATTCTCATGAGTTTTCTTTTTAATACTCACTTCACTCAGATAGCGCTCAATAGCCTCTAAAAATGAATGGTCAGGAAGTTTGCCATGTGATTGTTCACGTAATTGCGTCTCACGTTTTGATGCCCAAGCTCTAGCCTGTGCTTTTGTATCAAAGGTTGCACTTTCGCGAATTCCGTCTACACTTATCTCGGCTCGCCATGTATCGTTTCGTTGTCTAAATGAAGCCATAATTTTTCTGGCGTAATCTTGGCGTAATTGAGGTAAGTGAAATAATAGGAAAAAATAAGAAATAATAGAAGTACAGATTAATAGCTAATTTGGCATTTGTTTGTTTTATATGAAATAATAAGAAAAGATAGAAAAACCTAGGAAGTTGTTATTTTTAGTCAAGTGCCCGCCGGGCGCACCAGCTTTTATATAATAATTTCTCAATTTCTCTTAATTTTATAAAATTCCGACTATTTTACTTGGTTTATTAGTCATTATCGCTCAAAATATACCCCTCTTTCATAATGTGAGAA